ATAGAACAATATTCATAGAACAATAATCATAGAATAATAATCATAGAATAACCCCTCTCCAGCTCGTTCTTTGTAGCCGTAGCAGTTCCCGAACTGTTACGGCTTTTAAAATGTTAAATATTCAATCTTACTACGTTTTTTTATAGTAAATATTTGCATACTACAAATATTTGTAGTACCTTTGTATTGTCAAAAGAAAACAATGAGAATATGAAACAGAAAAAAGAAATGATGGAGGTTACACTCGAAGAAAGGGAACTCCTCGAAAGAATGAGAAATTACAATCGCTCTTATCCAAATGGCTATCCACAACTCCTATGGGACTTACAGGAACTCTTCGACAAAATGGTCCGACAGCCATACGAATAAAGCTAAAAACCTCTCCCTTACGAGGGAGAGGCACAATAAAAGTAAAACTATAAAAAAAAAGAGACAATGGAAACAGTTATGACAACCCCAGTAGTAGTTACTGATATGAAAATAAAAGTACAAGACATTTTAATGTCGGTTTCATGGCGTGATTTTGCTAACACCTACTTTCAGAAATCCTCCTCTTGGTTTTATCACAAAATGGATGGTATCGACGGCAACGGAGGAACTGGTGGCTTCAACCAGCAGGAAGCCGAGCAGATGCGAGGCGCACTTATCGATTTATCCAACCGCATTCGTCGTGCAGCAGAAAATATTTAGGCGAGGTTCTCATTGACCTTAAGACAAAAGTCACTCATCGCCTATGAGTGCATTTTAGCCTCTCGCAATGCGAGGGGCTTTATGCTTTATGAAGTGAAAAAATTGCGTTACGCAAAAATAATTGCGTTAAGTGTCGCTTATTTCTTTGATTATTACTACTTTTGCACTTGGAAATTATAGACTACACTGATTTTATACGATAAGACAACAATATTACCGACACCATGTATCAAGAATTAAGGAGCTACCCTTGGTAAAATAATAAGGTCTTATTAAAGGAAGTTTTTTATCTCCAAACTAAAAGCAATCAATAGTATGACACAATTTGATAAAGAGAAACTAATAGAAGTGGTATTGTATATTATCAATGCTACCAAGGGGTTGGACTATTATCACATTTTTAAAATTTTATATTTCGCACAACGAAAGCATTTGTGTAAATGGGGAAGTCGTATCGTTGCAGATGATTTTGTAGCGATGGAATACGGACCAGTTCCAACAGAACTCTATAGTGCTGTTTGTAACAATGAACATTATGCGAAAGAATTAATTCCACTTTTCAAAGAAGCTATAGAATTTGCAGGCAAAGATGCCTCTAACACGCTTTTGCCAAAAAGAGAAGCAAACATGGACTATCTATCTCAAGCCGATATAGAAAGCCTTAAAGAATCAATTGCAGAAAACAAAGGTCTCTCTTTTGGCGAGTTGGTAGATAAATCGCACGATAGCGCATGGCATGCCACAGGTAACTGTTGTATTATGAGTGTTGGAGATATTGCTAAAGCTGGCGGAGCAAATGATGGTTTTGTAGAGTACATTAACGAACAAGAACTTATTCAAAAGGCTTTATCATAATGGATATACCTCAGACACTTATTGATGATGCTGTTAGCAATAATGTTCAATTGGGCGATGTCTACAAAATAGAGTTGTCAAAAGCAGATGGCATAACACCTAAAAACGGATACGACACACGCAATAAATTCTTTGTAGTATTAGGCTTTGATGAACAAGGCAATGTTTATGGAGGCATTGTCTTTAATTCTAAAATAAATCAAAATCTCCCTATCTCCATCAAAGACTATCACATGCCAATATCGGCTAAGGATTATCCTTTCCTTTCGCACGATTCGTTTTTGAATTGTACTAAAATATTTACAGCTACTTCAACGCACCTTATGAAAGGCGAAAAATTAGGCTGTATCAATACAGCTGATTTTGAATTAATCTGTAGCACAGTATGCAGCTATCCAAATGCTGTACCTTTGGAACTAAAAAGATTTGGACTAATCTAATTTTAATATCAAAAAATAAATCTTATGAAAAAAGTATTATTCACATTGATGCTTCTTGTAAGCACTATGACGTGCTACGCACAAGCAAAACACGATGCTTATTGCGAACTTGTAGGAACTTCTAAATTTCTTAGCACTAAAGTTACAGTAGAAGTCGATTTTGGACAATCAAAGTGGGCAGATGCACACCTTTATGATGAGAATGGTAAGAAAATCTCTTTCAACTCTATGATGGACGCTCTCAATTATATGGGAAAGCGAGGCTGGACACTAACTCAAACTTATGCTATCACAAGTGGTAGCTCCAATGTATATCATTATGTTCTGGTAAAACAAGTCGAAAAAGACGAGGATATTACAGAAGGTATGAATTTGAAAGAGAAGTAAAATTAAGTGAATGAGTCAAAATAGACATATTCCCATTTTCATATCCCTTAAATTCTCTTTTTTGTATTATTCTCGTGTCTTCGTAAAGAATATTAACCATAAACATCAAATAAAATGAAACAAACAGGATGTAGCTGTATTGTAATATGCGTAACAGTACTTCTGCTGAGTCTATTTTTCTTTTTCATCGTGGGAGGCTGCTCTGACGATACAGAAACCACTTCCACAGAGTTGTATACGACGGAACAGACAGAAGTGGAAAGTAGAGCAATAACAATGGCAAGGCAAATCGTTAAAGTCAATTTGCATACTTCTTCAGATGTTGATTTCTCAAATGAAGAAATTTTTATAATGGGGGACAATGCCTATAATGTATTAGGTCATTACACTGTTGACGGTGTAGAACACAAGTTTGATTTGCGCCTACATTATAAAGGTGGAGAATGGAAATCTATCTCTAACTGGGAATGGAGTAGATTGCAATTAATGCGTGTTGGCGCAACAGATTTAGATGAAGATTTGCATGGAACTTGGACTACTGATATTTATCCGTAATTTTTACGCCACGCAAAAATACTTGCGTTTTTATTTGGCAGTTACAAAAATACTTTCTATCTTTGCAACTGTCAAACAAAGCGTAGTAATACGCAACAGAAGGGCGAGAAGAACTTCAAGCCCCGAACTTATTAAAAATTCGATGGGCTTATTTTTATGCCCATGTATAGCAGCCTCGCTGCAATGAAAATATGGCGGATGCCTTCCAGTGAAATTGCCCTTCGGTGCGAAATCGCTTTGTTTGACGACAGGAAGAGTATCCGCTTTTTCTGTGTCCGTACCTGGCGGAACCAGGCAATGTCAAACAAAGCGTAATATGCAACAGACAATTGAATTCAGAGCCGAGACGCAAGAGCGCAAGCAGCTCGACGTACGTGCTACGATACAGCGCAAAATCCAGTCTATGAACCTTTGGCTCGACACCAAGAGCGAGTTTTACAGCCGTATCTGCGAGTTCAATGTAACTCGTCGTTTGGCACTTCGCATCAATCTTGTAACTTTGTGCATGGGCTTCACTGCAGTATGCGTGGAACAACACCCCACAACCGCACTAATATCTGTATTATGTGCAGGTTATCTTGTTCATCGTGTAAACAAGTCAGATAAGGAAGGAGGCAAAAAATGAAGATTTTACAAGACCCTTCTGTCTACGGGTTCAAGGCTGAGACTGGGCTTTTTATCCCGATGGGAGAATTTTCTTTACTCCCGGGACTACTGAATTCCATACGAACAAAAGTAGAACGAAAAATCAATAACGCATCGCATATGTATCGGCATTACAAGGATATTCATGATTCCGGAGAAGCCACATCACGGCAATGTACACTGATGGATAAGTGGAGAAATAATTTGGAGGAACTCGAAATGATTATCAATACATTGACAGAATTTCAATCTTTTTTAGATAAGAAAGGAGGCAAAGCATGAGCCGACCAATGAATCAAACCCTTACATACGTCAGCCAAGATACCATTGCAGCCCTTAACGAAATGGTGGGCGGTGGATATTTCCTCGGATATCTTGCCACATTGGAAGATATCGAAAACAAAATTTTCTCCGACTGCAACGGCACCTTTGTCGAAGCAACAGGAGAGCCACGTCCAGGAACATTCAAGATGCTGCAAAGCATCCGTGCCCTAAAAAACGATTTGCAAACACTCAATGCCCTCTGCCCTGAAAGCCCAGAGGAAGTAGATGGACTGAATTTTTAATTTAAATTTTTCAATATATGAGCAATAAAGAAAATAAAATTGAACAACCAATAACCGACATCAGTATCTATATAGCTGCATTGCAGAAGACTTACGCCCCTGCCCCAACGCCAGCCGATGCCACCCATTTCTTTTCCACTGCCGAAGTGGTAGATGCCATCAGGGAAATCGACCCATCGGCAAAGATAGTCCCAACAGAAGTTTTCTCTGCCCTCCGAAATGTAGGCTTCGATTTCTGCAACCGCCGTGGATCACAAGGGTTAGAGTTCAAGTGGATGTTCCGTGAAAAATAATTTTTTTACATTTTCAAATAAAGAGAGCAGTGCGCTGTGAAGCGTGCTGTTCCTCGTCCTTTAAACTCTTTAATAAACCAACTATCTTTGCTTTATGATTACAGAAAGCCTTATACGAAAGAAATTCGTTCATAACACAATGACAGATGCTGTCAATCGTCTCTATGCAGCATGGAGACCAGCCGTATCTGTCTTTCAGGTACGTTCAGGCGAACTTCAACGCTTTGCTCAAAGCGGAGCTTCTTCAAAGCAAATCTCTGATGGTTCGTATGAATTACGTTTGTTTATTCCTTTGCACCTTCGTTTTCTTGATATTCAATATCGAAAACCTAAAGGGAAAAGAGCACAAGGACAGTCTAATCTTTACAATAAGCTTGTTTGGCCTATCCTTTACAAACACGTATTCCCAGAGCTACGCTATGGTTTTACTGACGAGGTTCGCAACTCTCTGCATAATCAATTGTCCCATGCAATAGAAAAAAAATAACCAAACTGTTACTTGTGCGTTTCAAGGATATTGCTTATCTTTGTCGCAGGAACTAAAAACAAAAACTATGTGGATATTTCTCGAAATAATCATAACGTTGATAACAATGCCTTTCTTTATAAAGGCTGACGATTGGTGCTGGAGAGCTTGCCTTATTTACATTGGTTGTTGCATGCTCTTTACTCCCCTCGTAGGAATCCCTGTTTTTCTCTTTGCTTTCAGCAGATAGACAAATAGTTTTGTCCTTTCCAGCTTTATTGTCTGTTATTACCTTTGTTTGCAAAAGGTAATAACAGACAATTTTATTTATGGCAAAACATTTATCTGAAGACGAAGTTACACTCGTTGTAAATGCTAAGGCAGACAAGGCGCAGCAGAATATTCGCAAGTTCTCTAAGGAAATTGATAATCTTGGAGAGCGCAACAAGTCACTCCAACGTCAAATGGAATCTCTCGAACTTGCAGGGAAAAAGAATACTGATTCGTGGAAACAACGACGTGAGGAGTATAGAAGAAATTCCACGCAGATTCGAAATCTCAAACAGCAAATCGCTGCTGAGACGAAAGCACTTGACCTCAATGCTCTCACTATGGCACAACTACGTCAACAAGCACGTAGCCTTCAACGACAGCTTGACAACACGTCTAAAACTATTAATCCAGACGATTGGAAAAAGCTATCCAGCCGGCTCTCTGATGTTAGGGAACGTATGGGTGAACTTTCTGATGCTTCAAAGAGCCTTGTAGAAAAATACACCAACCCACAAACCATGTCTTTCTTCCGTGGTGAATTATTTATCCGTTTTGCAGAACTGGCAGGAAAGGCTCTCCAAAAGGTAAAGGAGTTTGCTGCTGAAGGCATCAGTATGGCAGAGACCGCTGACGGCATTATCCATGCCTTCCAACAGTTAGACAATCCTAACCTCTTACAAACCTTACGCAAGGCAACCAAAAACACAGTAGACGATATAGAACTTATGAAAGCTGCCATAAAGGCACGCGACTTTGGTATACCACTCGAAGACCTCGGTAAATATCTATCCTTTGCACAACTCAAAGCACAACAATTAGGTGTTTCTGTTCAGCAGATGACTGATGATATTGTTACAGGTCTCGGACGAAAATCGCCACAAATCCTCGATAACCTCGGTCTGTCAGCAGCCGAAATCAGCGCAAAGACAAAAGAAACGGGTGACTTCATGAAAGCTGTGGCAAGCATCGTTGAGAACAATCTTGCACAGGCAGGTGAAACCTATATATCAGCTGCCGACCGTGCTGCACAAAAAACAGCCGAACTCCATAACCGACAATTAGAGTTAGGACAAGCACTTTTGCCACTTAAAGAAAAGATTTCAAACACCTTCGACACCATGAGAGTAAGCATCATGGGCTGTATCGTTTGGCTCTTTCAACACCGCAACGCATCGATTGCTCTTGGCTTCGCCCTTACCGCCCTTACCATAAGTATGACAGCCCTTAACACAGCCTTCCGCACATGGATAGCACAAACAACCCTCGCGAAAGTCGTAATGGCTGGGTGGACGGCAACAACAAACACACTCAAAGGAATTTACCTCCTTGTAGCAGCAGCCATAAACACCATGACAGGCAACACTGTCAGAGCAACAGCCCAAATGCGACTGTTCAACATAGCTTGCAAATCGAACGTTATACTCTTACTCGTTACTGCCCTTGTGGCTGCAGGCGTAGCCTTTTATGCCTACATGAACAAAACAACCGAAGCACAAAAAGCATTGGTCGATTTCAATCTTGCACACGCAAAAGTAGCTGCCGAAATAAAGAAACAAAATAAAGATATAGAAAAACAAGTAAACGAATCTACAGCATCAGAAATAACCAAAATAAAAATGCTGCAAAGCACCATACACAACACTTCTAAATCGTATGCAGAAAGAAAGAAAGCTATACAGCAAATGCAATCTATTGTCCCTTCCTATCACGCATCGATAACAAAAGAAGGGCGATTATTCAACGAAAACACAGCAGCCATTGATACCTACATACGCAATTTGCGTCGAGCAGCAAGAGCCGAAGCTGCATACGAAAAGATGAAAGCCAACGAAATAAAAATCCTAAACGACATGGATACCGTCAACGATGCACGCCAAAAAGGAAGAAACGTAAGAGGAGCAGCTGGTGGACGAGGCGTAAACCTTAACGAAGGCGAAAGAGTAGAGGCACGTCACGAGTTTGTAAAGGCAGGAGCCAATTCAATGGCAAAAACCTATTACGTTGTAGTAAACAAAGCTGGAAAAGTGTTGCGTGAGATTAATGAAGAAACTGCCAAACTCATCATGCAGGACCAACAAATGGACAATATGTTTGACGACCGTGTCAAACGAGCACAAGACCGCATTAACCAATATACAAAACAAAACGAATTCTTAGAGAAAATTATACATGACAACGGAGGTGTAGGACAGAAGTTTACGCCTAAAGACTTAAACCACAACCCTAACGCCGTTACCACTCCTTCTAAAGGTGGGGGCAGCCACTCTACTAAAATTACTCCAACGAAAACCGACCCTGACGACAAACCTATAAATGCCTTTAACAATAACAGAGCCGAAGACATAGAAGAGGCAAAGAATGCTTATCAAGAAGACTTGAATGCACTGAACGAAGCCTTGGCAATGAAGAAAATAAAGCAAGAAGAATACAACGCCTACATATCGGCACTCAACATTCAACATCAAAACAACCTCCTCGCCATTGAAAAGTCGTATCAAGAAAAAGCTAATAACCTGGTAATAAAAGACGCTGCCAAAAAGGAAGCCATCAAAGAACAACAAAACAAGGCGGTAGCCGACCAGCAGCAAGCAGCCTACAATGCTTATGTCGAAGCCGAAAAGCAGTATTACGATGCGCTTGAGAAAATACAGGAAACCGCTCCTGCCAAGCCACAGACCTTACAGGAGGAATGCGATGCCAAGTTGCTCATCCTCGATGGGTATTACAAGGCTGCTCTTCAGAGGGCTGGCGAGGATGGCGAGCGACAAAAAGAAGTTACAGCAGCCTACGAAAAAGCCAAGGCTGCTATCATTGTCGACTATGCAAAGAAAGCAGAAGAGGAAAAAGCACGTGCTCGACAGGAATACGGTCTTGATACTTTCGAAGACCAGTATGCAGCACGTCGCAAAAAGATTGAGAACGACACCTTACTTAACGAACAGGAACGACAACAGGCTCTTACTAACCTTGATCGGCAAGCAGAAGAACACCGCCTTCAGATACGTCAGCAGTATGGACTTGTTACACAACAGGAGTTATACAACTCAGAACTGGAACAACTTAAGATGCACCTTCAGAACAAAGAGATATCTGAAGAAGAGTATGAAGAGGCAGTGAAGAATATGAAGATCGCCAAGATGAAGGAGACGTTCGACTACTACTCAAACCTCTCCAGCGGAGCTGTTCAGGCACTACAGCAAGCAGAAGAAGCAAACGTCGATGCGAAGTATGATGCGGAGATTGAAGCTGCTAAGAAAGCAGGCAAAGATACCACAGAACTTGAAAAGAAGAAAGCGGATGAAAAACTAAAGATACAAAAGAAGTATGCTGATGTTAATTTCGCAATTAAAGCCTCTCAGATTATAGCTGACACCGCAACCTCAATTATGAAGGCTTATGCAGACCTTGGTCCAATCGCTGGCTCTATTGCTGCTGCCTTGATGGGTGTGACTGGCGTTGCCCAACTCGCTGCAGCCAATGCAGAACGTCAGAAAGTAAAACGTATGTCGCTCAATGGTGCCGGAGGTGCATCTTCAGCTTCAGGAACTCGTGTCGTTACGGGTCTCGAAAGCGGTGGAAGCATCGATGTCGAGCGTGAGCAGGACGGCAAACGCTTCCATGCTGACTACGACCCTTATCGCCGTGGTTTCATAGATAAGCCAACGGTTATTGTTGGCGAGGGAGGATATGGACGTAGCCGTGAGTGGGTAGCTTCCAACGCTGCTGTAGAGAACCCGACAGTGGCTCCATTCCTGAATATTATCGACCAAGCACAACGTGCAGGTAATATCCGCACATTGGATATGAATAAGTTTCTCTTGCAACAGGCGCAAGGACGTGCTGCAGGTGGATATATCGCTCCATCTGCACCAACACCACAACCAATGCCTACAGCAATTACCCATAGAGATGAATATAATAAGGAGTTATTGGAGACATTGAAAGAACTCCGCAATAATGGCATTCGTTCTTATGTTGCGCTCGATGATTTTGATGCGCAACAGAAACTTCGTAATCAAGTACGACGCATTGCGTCAAAATAAATCCATGCAGATATGAAAATAACAAATCTTTCTATGGGCGAAGACTACAATCTTTCGCCCGATACAAAAATAGAAGTAGAACGCACGAATCCATTCTTCAATGATTATGGCGAGAGTACCGTTCCGCTTGATTTGCCTACCTCGCCACGTAATCGCAGAATGCTTGCGTTTCCTGAAACATTTGGAGGTATGCAGAAAATACGTCCTATCGATGTAACCATACAGGACGGTGAGTTCTTTGCTCAATGTCGGCAGGTGGTGCTAAATGCGACACATAAAGGAAAAATATCTACATCATTTTATCTTAACGATGGTTCTTTCTATTCTAAGATAAAAGATGTAAAGCTAAAGGATATTTTCAAAGATGAATGCGTTCCTGGAGTGTCTACAGTACAGCAAGCTATAGAGTTTTGCCGTGGATTGCGCAATAATAAGGACGATAAGTTCTCTATCTTTCCTTTATTGGTAGAGGACGACTCGGGGCAATCTACAGGTTTTAATTATAAAATTCTCAATGCTTTTGGTAAAGACGAAACAATTGAGAAAGTCATCGAACATATTCCTGGTATACCAACAGCATTGGAAATACCTATAGTGAATGTTTTTAACCCCGATATGATTACACCAGACTCTGACTTCTACAATGCTACAAAGAGAATAGAATATGTAGAAAACGTTTCTATTAGTCTGAATGAAGGCTATTATATCACGCCATTCATTCGTGCCAACTATCTTCTTCAGCGAGTGTTTGCCTATTTCGGCTACAAGTTGTTGCCAAACTTCTTTACCGAAACCGATCCATTCGATAAGATGGTGGTACTTAACAATGTTATGGATACCATTGTAAAGGGTAAGATACGTCTTGCCGATCTTGTTCCTAATATAACTTGCTCGGAGTTTATTGCTGTATTTCGCAAGAAGTTCTGTTGTGAGTTCACGGCTAACGAAGGTAAAGGTACTGCTGATGTTGTTTTCTTGCGTGATGTTATGGCAAGTACACCAACAACCGATCTTACCCACAATATAACTGAAGAACCTACCATCGCATACAAGACCGAAAAGGATTACCAGCGCATAACGCTTACTCCAGAGGATAAACTTGGAAGCGAAACAACAGAATCATACGAAGACTTTAACAATATGGCTAAGTCTAACCCTGCTGCTTATTTCGATCAGAGAGATGGAGCTTTTTACAAGATAGGTTTCTCTGGAGACTTCCGTTTAATTACAAAAATAGGCGAAGGTTCACAAGATTATAACACTGGGGAGCGATTGGAACCGAAAGAGGTGAAAGTTCCTGAACTTATACCAGAGTTTAGAACTCTGCAGTACAAGGTTGATTTTAAAGATCTAAAAAAAGATTATGACATAGGTCATTATCTTTTTGTAGGGAAATACAAATCACTGAACTCTAAGATGGTGATTGCTGGAGACGATAAAGAAACCGAAACGGAACATGCTGAAAAGGAAAAAACAATGTTGGCATTCGCTGCTTTCACCAATGGTCGTACAGTGGGAACTATTTCTCCATACGACATATCTTCTCCTGATTGGAAGAAGGCGAATAAATTATTCGACTATGCCCTCTATTACAACGGAGAAAGAGGGGTGTTTGCACGCTTTTATAAGGATTACGATTTATTGTTGCGTAATTCTTTGCACGATCTAAAGGTGAAACTATTGCTTTCTCAGTCGCAGAAACAGAATCTCCCTGCATATAGTAAGGTTCTTATTAGAGGTGTTGCCTTTTTCTTTAATAAGCTGAAGTTCGTTTTAGGCGGAAAAGATGAGCCTATGGAGTCTGAATTGAAAACAATATCACTCATGGAACCCGTCGTTGTTGCTCCCAGTATTGATAGCTTTTTTCCTGCTATGAATACAAAATACAAATGGGTAGGTAGGTCGCGTATCGTAGAAGTTTCAGGGTCGGTTTACGATAATTCAGGTCCTGATAAAGATAGGGCATTTATTACAATGTATCCACCTATGGCTTCTAAAGAGTACTTAGGCGTGGAATTTATGAAACAGAGTTCTTATCGTTCGCAAAAGGTACGCCATAAGTCGTTTTGGCGTAGTGCTAAATACAAGTACTCGCGTACAGACGTATGGCTGGAATGTGTGGAAAAGGACGCTACTGACGTTTGGTAAGTTGTCCTTTACCACTATGTGATGTTTTGTTACTTTTGCTACAAATATTTTGCCAATATGGACATAATTATAAGACCCGATAATATCAGCCTTGTAGGCTCAATGAAGAGAATAGTTCTCTCCAGCGAGCAAGAGGTAATATTTATTTTAAGCTACGCTGAAAACAATGCACCGATAGTGCAGCACACTTATACTCCAGACTCTCACAACAGAATTGAGATTAACCTTGAAGATGTTATAGCACCATTGCTATATTTCGAGCTTCAGGATATCGAGAGTGCATACTTGCAGAACCATATCGCACGCGAATTTAAGGTTACAATACGATATGAAGGAGAAAAGACGAAGGCATTTACCTTTACGGCTATTCGTGCAGGAGTGGACCGATTGGCTGATTCAGCGGAGAACTTCCTGAAAGGCAACTTCCTTACGTGGCAACCCACCGTGAAGCCTGTTACCTACAACACCCCCGAGTTCCTTACTTACTATGCGCTGACAGAAGGCTTTGTTAAGTGCGTGGGCTATTATGAGGGACGTCTTATGGGAGTTGTGAAAGGCGATGAGAAAATAATCGCAAACCTGCAGAAGGACAAAGCGCAGACAATACCTGTGCAATATGCCATTATGGCTAAGCTCTTCGACTTTCTCCCACTGTATTACGATGTGTGGGTAGAGGATACCGAAGGCAAGCGTCTGACGTATATTCAACGCTACTATGCTTCGGATATCAGGAGCGAGGAGGAACAGTGGATTCTCTTCGAGAACTCGCTCGGTGGTATTGATACCTTCCGTGCGTATGGCGACACAACGTTTACGGCAAAGCACACGCACAACATCGCCGAGATTGAAAACGATGCAGAAGAATATCGTGTAGATACTGCTCGCGAATATAAGAAGAATACTGGTCATCTCAATAAGGAGGAACGCCGATGGCTGCTCGACTTCTTCCCCTCTCTCGGGAAATATGTATATATCGACAACTATGTGCGCAGGATAGTGGTTACCGACAGCGAGGCTTCGTATGAAGCAAAGGAGCTGCCTTCTAACTTTAATTTTACTTTTAAGTATGCCGATGCACGTCCGTATCTCAATCTTCGCAGAAGTGCAGTACCGGCAAAGATGATGGATATAAAAGTTCCTGAATTGGGGTCTTTTACCATCGCCCCACGCTTGGTTGAGTTCCAAAGGCTCAATCTGAGTGGTGGGGCACTCTTTCCTGTTCAGAATCCGTATGCCGATGAATGGAACGTTACCACGATAGCTGCCATTATTGACTTTATCGTCGAAGTGCTTGAGAAAAGCTACTCTGCTAACGGTGGCGTAGGGCACACCCATACGAACTACTCGCTGCTGCAAAGTCTTTCGCTGCTGAACGGCTATCTGCTGGAGAATGGAAACAAGATAAAGGCTGGCTATGCTGATAAAGCGCGTGATTTAGAAGAGCCAGTAGACGATCGTTTCCTTTCGAAGCTAAAAGCCGACACGGCGAAAGAGTTAATAACGTTCTTAAAGGGCATTACGTTTGGAGACAGTCTTCAAACCATAGGTTTTGCACAAGGATTAAACGGCTTTAAGGTATGGTTAGATAGCTATGGGCGAGCGCACGGACAGATTGATTACCTCGAGGTAATTGGCAAGGCTATATTTCGCTCGCTACAAATTGACGAATACAAGCATATCGGGGGCAACATTGTGCTGTCTGGTGCGAATGCCATTATAGAAAAGGTGGTGCCTGTTAGTGGTGGCTGGAAATGTTACTTGCACACGGACGATGGCGATAAGGCTATCACCAATGATTGGGAGCCTGGCGACCAGGCACTTTGCCAGACGTTCAACATTAGGGCTGGTGTTTACGAGAACGTGGGCAACCGTTACTACTGGCGTTGTGTGTCGGAGGTGGCACAGAAATCGGCTACCGAAAAGGCGTATATCGTTATTACTGCTGATGACGCTTATCGGGATAAAAGCACGGATAACGATGAACCAAAGGCGGGCGACAACGTTGTGCTATGCGGACATAACTCGCTGTGGGATATTGCTCACGGTGTAGACCCTACGCTGCATCGTAACCGAATGAATGTTACGATGATTACCACATCGAAAGAGGAGGGTGGCACTATCGAAGTGTATCGCAACATTCACGACTTTTCGCTCTCTAAAGGCAACGCCATATTCCACCTTTCCAGCGATAAGATTTATATGAACAGCCAACGCTTCGAATGGATAAGTGCCGATGGCGAGCGTATTCCTAACGTGATTTATCGTGGCGACTGGACCGTAGGTACAGTGGCTGCCCGATATGAAGCGTGGTATTATGGTGGTGGCACTTGGCTATCGATAGAAAACAATAACACCGACGAGCCCACAGAACAGTCGCCTAAGTGGAAGCATTACGCAACCAAGGGCGAAGACGGCACATCGCCCTACACGGTGCAAATTCATTCAGAAAGTGGGGGCAACATTATACACAACGGGCAGGGGCAGATTGCGCTTGTGGCTACCGTGCTGCACGGCGAGCAGGACATTACAGCCTCGCTTCTGCCGAACCAATTCTCGTGGGTGATACAATCGGGCAATACCGACTTCGACACGGCATGGAACGCCCGACACGAGGCAATTGGCAACCGAACCACCATTAGTGCCGAAGAGGTGAACCTTAAGGCACAGATTGATTGTATAGTAAACATAGAATAACTTTCATAACACATTAAATTCAAAACGCAATGGCAACAATTAAAGCAAGAGGACAGGTAACTATAGTAGACCTCAACGACGCAAAACAAGTGCAGCTGCTGATGGATATTAAGTATCCTGTGCAGATGTATAACCCCGACACAAAGGTGTTCACGCCCAACTTTGGCAGCGACAACAACGTGGTTACTCCAAAGGTTTACGTTACGGGCAACGGCACAAACCTTGTTAGCAAACTTACCACTTTAAAGTACGACGTAGGTGGAACGGTGGTGAATGCAGGGGCAACCAGTGGTCAATACACCGTGGCTGCCATATCAGCAGGTGGTACGCTTACCATCAAAGGTAATATAGTAGGCAATTCGCTGCCCATCAAGATAACAGCAGTATATCACGACGATGAGACCGGGCAAGATACCACGCTCGAGGCGCAAGGCTTTGTTGCCAAAACTGCCAACGCTGGTGCGCTCTTCCAAGTGGTGCTAACCCAATCGAAGGGCAACAGCTTCGATGCAAGCAACAACGTTAATACGCTTACGGCAGAAGCCAAATGTTTTCGTGGCGGAGTGCAAGACATTGACGGCATTACATACCGTTGGTATTCGCTAAACATTAAAACCCAAACGTGGGAGCTGCTCTCACAGGGCATTCAAACAGTAGGCGGCGTGTCTATCCTTACCGTTAAGCCAAGCGACGTGCTAAATGTACAGACCTTTAAGTGTGAGGCACAGGACGGTACCGAAAAGTCGGAAGCCATCGTAACTTTCGAGGATCGCACCGACCCCTATTCAGTAGAAATCTTTTCGCCCACAGGTTTGCAAATTAAGAACGGACAAGGCTCTACCACGCTTTGCGCCCGAGTGTATCGTGGTACAGAAAAGATTGAAGACGAAGCCACCGCTACAAAGAAGTTCACCTACACTTGGACCAAGTTCGACAAGAACGGCACAAAATCGAACTTTGCTGGCACAACGTCTGCACAGAAAACAGGCAATCCGCTCATCGTGTCAGCCACCGATATTGACTCAAAAGCAACGTTCTATTGCGAGGTGAGTATATAAGCACGAATTTACATCTATGGATATACAAGCGTAGATCTAGGGATATACGAGCGTAGATCCATAGATATACATTTTTATATTAACTATTTAAATTTTACAACTATGACGAAATGTTTAAGTTTCACAATTAGAGAACAGAAAATGAGTGTAGGTCCAAAGAAAGGGCAAAAGGTGTACATAGCACGCCCCACCGACCGACAACGAGTAAGCCACCGCCAATTCTGCGAAGAAGTAGCACACGCCACCACCTTTACAGGTGCCGAAGTGGAAGCCGTACTTCGACTGGCAGCCGAAATGGCAAAGAAGCACGTGGAAAGCGGAGAAAGTGTAGACTTTGGCGATATTGGTACGCTATCGCCATCGTTCAAGTCGAAAGCTGTAGACCACATAGAGGACTTCAACGCCACTCGCGACATAAAGAAGCCTATGGTGAAACTACGTCCATCTACTCGATACTTCACACTCGAGGGCGTAACCTACGAGCGAGTAGAACCAAAAGCAAAGAAAACCAAAGGCAGCAAACCTGCTGGAGGCGGCACTCAATCTCACCCATAAACACACTCTCGAAACAGGGAGGACAATTTCGGTCCTCCCTACATCTAAAAATTTATACAGACGATGATAATAGCACGAGCATACATAACCATAGCCAACGTTTCGGACGGACCAAAGGGTAACACAGGCGACAACGCCATAACATTGGTATGCACGCCTACCAGCCTAACGTTCGAGACAAACCGAGATGGCGAAATAGAAAACACCACGCAGCGCAAAGTGCAAGTAGTGCTATACGAGGGACAAACAGCCGTTGTCCCTACATCAACCACCGTAACACCCTACAACTGCTACGCCCGACTGGTGGAACAAAACATCGTGGTAGACGGCATTAGCCCCAATCAATGGAGCGGACACATAGCCATAACCGCCACCTACAAAGGGCAAACACGCACGGCAAGAGTAGAGTTTGTGGTGAGTGCGCAGAAATGGAACGAGGCTAAGTTTGAAGCCAATCAGAAGCAGTTCCAAAGCATAATAGCACAAAACACAGCCGACAAACAAGGCTTGGAGCAGAAAATATCAACCATAAAGCAAGATGCAGAGAATATTCGCTTGGAAGTCAGTAAGCAAACCTTCAGCGGAGTAAATCTATTGAAAGGAGCAAGTTTGCGCCCACTTAATCTGCTAAGTCTGCAACGTGCGCAATACGTTACTATTGTGAAGTATCCCAGCGTTGCCCACTTCGATAACCCCTACCTATCCATATCACGACACGGAGCCACGCAAGACGAATGGAACGGCTGCAAATTCCCCGTAATAAAAGCATTGGGCGGACGCACTTACACGCTATCAATGTTTGTGCGTATATACGGTAGCGATCAGCCATACATTGAAGTGAAAAGAAGCCGCTCAAAAGATATGAGCGCACCAAAAACAAGCTATCCCAACATACCATCGTCTTACGGAGTGTGGAAACCATACACCTACACCTTCGAAATGGAAGACGGCTACAACTATCTGCAAATATTCATAGGCTGCACACGCAATGGCGAAGCCTACCTGTCTGAAATACAACTGGAAGAAGGCACAAAAGCCACCACGTGGAAAGACCCCGACGTAGTAGAAAGCCTACAAGTAGCAGGCATCTATATCAATGGAAACGACATGAGCATAAACGCACGTGCCAAACACTTCAACTATATAGACCAGCAAGGAAACATCGTTGCATCGGTAGACGAAACAGGAGCAATAGACGGCTTAAAATTTCGCACACGCAACCTTGGTTCCGGGTATATAGACCTTACAGGAGCCTTAATGCGAGTTTTCGGAGCCGTAGCATGCAACATAACATTTGGTTTAGACGAAAAGGGACAAG